TCGCACAACCTGCGTGGCGATGGAAGCTCTCAGCCGGCCGGTGTCGATGCGTTTCGGCCCACCAATCCCGCCCAGGTTCCGTTTCGCCTGCGTCTCCACCAACAAACCACGCCGGAGCAGGTCCTTCGCCACCCCGCCCTGCGGCGACGTCAAAAAGGTGCGCACAGCGGAGAGGTCGAGGCGGTGGGAGAACGAGACGGTGGCCATTGTCAGCCGCACAGGCACGGCGACGGGACACTGAATAGGAACACCGTTTCGACGCCGGCGCAGGCTCCGGACTCGCCGACGGTGATGGACGGCTGCAACGCCCAACTCCCGATGCGTGGCGGAGCGGCTGCCTTGAGCTCGGTGAGGCAGCACACCAGGGCTTGCCGGACCGCGGTCCGGTCATTCTCCAACGTCACCGCAGCCACCAATTCCTCCGGGCAGGAGGGCGGGACGGCTTGGTCGTCCATCGGCGGAACACACCGGGTAACAGACACGATGGCTTGCACGACCTGCCAGTGCGGGCCGCACAGGTGCCAGTCCCTAACGAACGGGGCCGGGAACGTGTCCGACCCGTACACCGACTGGATAGCTAGAGCTATCTGGCCGTCGCAGTCGCAGTTGTCCCACGGAATCTGAAACGTTGGCAGCAACAGGCATTGCCGGCCGGGCGCACCGGCGGGGGTCTGGTTGAGGGCGTCGACGATGCAGGCCCCGATGCCGGTGACGATCGGCGCCGGCGACAGAGCCAGGTTGACAATCATGTGCCTGCACGCCGGTACAGGTACCCGTCGACGTCGAACACCATCGGTGCGGCTTTCAACCGTTGCGGGTTGTAGGTGGCTATGAACATGTCAGTCCACCGCAGGCCGAGCATGCCGGACGAGAGGAGTTCGGTGAAGGTGGGGAAGTCGATGGTGATGCCCTGCCGGGACACGGAGGCAGCGTTTTTGGGCAGGGCGCAGGTCAGGCCGAGGCAGGAGTTGATGATTTCGCAGGCCAGTTCGCCGACGGCCATCTCCCCGATCGTCGGGACTTCCTCGCCGATGGTCAACGTGACGGACCAGGTGTTGTCTTCGGTGTCCGCCGCAGAGAGGTCTTGACATGCCGGCCAACGCCCGCCGTCGACCCGCACCAGCTTCCGGAAGTCATCCACCCGGTACGCACTGGCGGGCATGGTCTGCCCGTCCAACTTGACGGAGATGATGGTGTTGATCGGTCCGGGTAGCCAGGCTTCCTCCAACGGCCCGCAGCTGCAGGACCCTGCGCAGGAGCCGCAGGTCAAATTGAACCAAGCTCCGTCAAACAGCACCGGCCGAGGGTAGGACCCGCCCCACTGCCACCAGCTGCCGCCGTCGAAGGGCCACGAGTTGCCGTAGCAGTCGTGCCGGCACGGCCGGAATGTGAACTCACACAACCCGAACCTTTGCCCGGACAGGTGGTACAGGACTTCGGTTGCGGCCAGCAGTGCTTGCCCTGTTATGGCGGCGGATTCGGGGGTGAGGGTGCAGCAGAAGATGGCATCCCACGGGTCGCAGGGGCCACCGGTGCCACCCGTCCCGGGGGATTCTCCCCCGCCACCACCTGCTGGTATGGGCATTGGTTCATCTCCTTTCTAGGTGCCGTCGGTGGAGTCCAGCACTCCGAGTAGCAACCGGATCACGGCCTGGCATTCGCGGGTGAGCCGGTTCACCTGCGCCACGACCTGCGCGTTGTTGGGCGTGCCAATGGCCAGGTAGGTGGCGTTCGCAGCCAGGGCGGCGCGGGCGTTGGCTGCGATGCTGGCCGCGTTGGCTTCCTCGGCGGTGGCGACGTGCTCCTCGTCAAAGCCGATCTGCTGGCCGCCAGCGTCGGTGACGCGGTACCGGCGGGTCACACCGTCGTCGGAGATCAGGGTGCGGGGCATTACGGCAGCACCTCTCCGTACGGAAGAACGGTTGTTGCGGCTACCGAACCCGCCGCGATCGAGCTGGGCAAATCTGATTGACCGGCGAGCGAGCCAGAGATGCGGGGGCTCGTTGAAAACGATGTGACTAGCGCCGAGTTGGGGGCGATACCCACAAACGTGGGCGTCGCAGCGGCCGTCACAACCAATACACCCATCGCATACCGCTGCCCCAGCACCGCGTTGTAGCTGGCCGATAGCGCCCTTGCGTAGCGGGTATTGATGGTTGCGAACAGGCTTGTATCGTTCGCGCACGCGCCAACCAAGGTCAAATCGCCGTTGGCGGCAACCGAATAGACCCCGATTCGGCAGAGCGTTGGCGTCGCCCCGGCGGCTGTACCAGAGGTGAGTACGGCGACGTTTGCGATGGTCTCAGCCCGAGGTGCGGTGAAGTACATCAAGCGAAGCAACTGGCTTGTACACGTCGGTGAGGCTGTCGCAGCCTTACGGTCCATCGTCGTGGTGCCCGCAGCGAACTGGTCGGGATCCCGCGGCTGGTACGAAAGCCCCGACGCAGCAGCCGGATCAGCCACCGGGATGTAGCCCGCGGTCCCCACCGCCAACCGTGCCACCGTATCGTCCGCGGTGCCGACGAGCAGGTCACCCTTCGCATCGACCAGCGACTTCTGAATCGCTGAAGCCGCCGCTGATGCGATAGCTGTCGCCTGAGCTGCGTTCGCCTTGGTTGTGGCATCGGCAGCTGCGGTGGCAACGCTGGCAGCGTCTCCAACAGTGATCGCCAATCCGAGTGCGGTGTCGGCTGCTATACGCGCCGAAGTTTCCGCCGCCAACCCGGCTGCGGTGGCGGCGGCGTCGATCCGCGGATCGTAGTAGGCGTTGATCTGCGCCACCGGGCCGCCGTCAACCTGCACCCACAGCGTGTCATCACCTGCGAGTGGCCCCCAAAACCAGGGCAGCAGCGAAAACGTGTCCACTATCAGTGTGGACCCGGCAATCACCGCGCCAGGCACACCAGGATTGGACGGATCGTAGGCGGCAATGTCGGCCAGGGTGGTTCCGGCGGCGTCGGCATAGACGGTGGCTGTTCGGCCGTTAGCGCTGCGCAGCGATGTCCCCAACCGTTGATACACCAGTTGGGACCCGGGGTCGGCGTATAGAAGTCTCGGCATTCCGTCACCTTCCCTCCGGTGGTGGGACCGGTCACCCCCCGTTCCTTAGTGACCGGTCCCGGCCCATCAGATCATCGGTCACGGATAGGCGAGGATGTTGCACGTCGACGCCGGCGGGGCCACAGGTGTCAAAAGCTTCCCCTGATGATCCCCCGCAACAATTGCCGCAGCCAACCACGCAGCACCCGCCGTCCACAACGTGGATCCGTCATAGGTGTTGGCGATGATTTGCAGCATGGTCGGGTCGGCGCCGATGGTGTAGTCGCCCTTCTTCGCATCGGCCAGGTGCGGCCAGAACCAGTACGAATACAGCGGCACGCCGGTGGCGCAACTGTCCGCCGACGGAGGCCCCCACAACTCGAGCGACCAGTGCGCGGGGGTGACGTTGGACCAGGTGCCGTGCGCAAACCCGGCCCCGGTCGGCGAAAACGACCCGGTGAGTAGTCGGGCGCCGATGGTGTTGACGATCAGCCCGGGGTTCCAGACGCAGAAGTCGATGGTGACTTCGTCGTTGGTGAACTGGTCGGGCAGTTTGTAGTTTTGGCACAGGGTGCCGTTGGCTTTGCGGGTGATTTTCCGGTCGCCGGTGTCGTACTGCGGTGATACCGCGACCTGGGTGAAGCCGTCCATGACGATCTGCGCCGACGCCGCCCCCGTCACCGGCACACCACACGAGTCCAACTTGATTACGCGGACTACGAGTCCCTGAGCTGGGGCGTCGCAGAGAAGGTTTACCATCGTCAACCCCTTCCAGGGCTAGAACGGGGACAGGGGTTGGCCGGTGACAATGCCACCGACAGAGACAGGGACGGCGAACAGGCAGCAGCAGTCAAACCCGAGCACGTAGGTACGTTCGGCGATGGTTTTGACGGTGTTGTTGGCCCGGTCGAACGTCTCCCGGAAGTTGAACGCCTCGACACCGGACCGGTAGGCGAACACCGGCCCGGTCACATAGATCCAGACGGCGTTGGGGATGAACGTGCCGTCCGGCCCGGACCCGGTGTACCCGGCGCCCAACGCGACCAAGTTGCCGGCCTGGGTCTTCAACTGGGCACCGTCGGCCTTGACGACAGCGGCCCGGAACAGCTGCTCACCCAGGATGAGTGGGATGTGCAGGACACCTTGCCCGTTGTAGCAGTCGCCCAATGCTTTTTCGAGCCGGCCGATGCCTTCAACAACGTCGAGGCCGGTGGAGCCGGTGACAGTTGCGGCGGCGCATTGCAGCAGAATCGTCGGCACCGTCCCGGTGTCCAACACGTTTTCGTTGGCTGCCAGGTGGGGGTAGACAGCGTTCGCGTCACCGCCGGCAGCACCGGTCCAGAACACGTTTTCGACCTGCCACGGCTCCGACCTGGTTAGCGCATCGACACCCCTAGCGCGTTGGAGTGCTTGGTCGTAGCCGACGGGTGAGCAGTCCACCTCCGCGAACGGGGTGAACGGCTGCGCCCCGCGGATCGGGGTCGTGTGTGTGGCGGCTTTGGTGGCCGGGTCGGGGACGATGCAGAACGGGTCATACGTGGATGAGCCCATGCCGCACAAGGTTTGGAACGTGACCCCGTTACGCCAATGCGAATCCGGTTCGTCGTACCGGGCCTGCACGACTGATAGTAGGCCGAAGTTGCGGTCGGTGAAGGTGGGGGGATCCACCAGTTGCCTAGGTCCAGGCACTTGGTTTCACCCCCCTCACATTCGGCAGCAGCTCGTAGCGGATCACCGAGATGGGTTATGCGCAGCAGTCGGTGAGGTTGGCGATACCGGTCCGGCCGTCGGGGCAGATCGGGATGAAGTAGTTCCGCACCTGGTGCCCAAACTGGGCGATCAGGTGGCACTCCTCCATCCACGCCGCGGTGAAGTCGTTTTCCGCGTTCAACGTGGAGTCACGCACCACACCCAGGTCGAGGCTCATGCCGTTGCCGCGGGCAACAGTGCCAGCCGCATACAGAAGGCCGTTGACATTGGCCGGGTACCGGGCGATCGGCGTTGATGCACCCGGTAGGCCGGTGGCGCGGACCTGCCAGTCTTCCACGAACTGCACACGCAGGTTGCGGCAGTCGAACCAAGCCGCGATCTCCGCGTCGGTGACGCACATGAAGTCGGACACGCCGGTCCGCTTCGCGAGGTCGGATCGGACGACGCCCTTGGCCCATGCGGGAAGGATCCACTCCAGCACGTCCGTCTCACACATGCCGAACCGGGACCGGTAGTCCCACGCCCCCAGCTCGGCCGTGCCGAGCAGCGAGGTCGTCGCCGACCCTCCCGCACAGCCGGTAATGGCTGTACCAGCGGCGGTGACGATCTGCGAGATGTACCGGCCATTAGAGGCGTGGGAGTGCGCCGCCATGAGCAGCCGCAGGAAGTTCCTAGTTGACTCGGGCCAGGCGTTGTCGGCCAGGTTGCCGGCGGTCAAGCAGATGCCGTAGCACTCCAGCCGCACATTCGTCATGGAGCTACAGGGGACCCGGATGCACGGCTTGTTCGTGGACCCGGTGACGGTCAGAATGTCGTCGGTTTCGGTCCACAACCACGGCACCGTCGCATTGGTGAACGGCACCAGCCACGGCAGGGCCGGGACGAACGTGTCCGCCAAGCTCGGGCTGACGGGGAAGTTGATGCCACCACGTTCGACACCGAACGTGGGCAGGTCAATTCCGCCGCCTTCGCAGGCAATGTTGAAGAAGTCGTACCGGTTCTGCGACGGTGCACACCAACCGCCGCCAGCAACCAGAGTTTCGAACTTCGATGCGGTCCGGTTGCCCTGAACCTTCTCGATGTATGCCTGCACCGCGTCGGCCGTCGACGTGTCGGACAGCTTGTCGGCCCACTCATTGCGGATGGACGCGACCTGCGCTCCGCCATATGGCTCATGTCCGCGGCGCTTGCGGCTGCGGCTACCGCTTGCGGCGTCACCCATCGACCGTGCTCGGCTTTCCATCAGGTCACCGAGCGCGCTTAGGTCGGTCAGTTTCGCGCCGGGTTCAAACTTTCCGGGTAGACCAACCGATGCGGTCATAGCCAGTTCGAGTTTGGCCGGCTCCTGCGGCGGGGCGACAGCACGCGCCCCAGACAGCGACGGGTTGATGCGATGTCTGGGTCCGGACAGGCCGCCGGTATCCCGGGAGGCCGTGACGGCGCCGCCCTGCGGACGTCCGGCCGCGGTCACGAGCTGCGGCACGGCGGGAAGGACTTCGCCCTCCACCGGCTCTGGATCCTCGATGACCTCTTCAGCCTCGAGGTCTTCCTCAACCGCGGGTGCGCGGCGGGAACGCAACTCGTCGAACTTGGCCTGAGTCTCCGCTGCGGCGGTTTCGATCGCCGACACACGTTCCCGGACCTTGTCCAAAGCGTCGGCGAGTTCAGTTGCACGGGCGAGTTGGTCGGCGTGCGGTCCGCCGTCCTGGTCGTAGATTGCGTCGAACTCGGCCTCAGCCTTGACCCGCAGCTCCTCAAGCTGCTCGCCGGTGAGGTTCGTAAGATCGGCGGGAAGTGTGAACGGGGCGTCCGAGGCGCCAGCGCCGCCGCTCGTGGTCTTTGCCATGTGGAGCCCCCGTGAAGTGAAGACAACTACTGTCTGCACCTGGATGGCCCCAGGAAGATTGTTTGCCGCTCATGGTAGACGGCTGTGATCTCAGATCATAGTCACACAAACCCTCATTGGGGTGTGTCTGGGGGCGGTGGAGGCGGCGGTGGGGGTGTCGTCTTTCCACAAGCACACATCAGGAGTCACCTCCCAGCCCGTTGCCGTAGCAGTTTGAACCGGGTGGTGGCGTCGCGGCCGACGCTGCGGGCGATGCGTTCCAACGTCGCCCGAGTGTCCGGACCCGGACCGGGCGCGTCGAACACGATCGGCACCGTCGACGCGACCAAAGCATCGTCCCGAACCCGGATAGACGCGGCGGCGACGGGGAACCCTTCAACGGGGACCAGCAGGGCGGCGTTCAACTTCCCGCCCTGCCAGTCACCACTGAGGGCGCAGGCCATCATCCGTTCGAACGCATCCGGTGTGATGCCGTGTAGTAACCCGCCAGCCACCCACGTCCCATGGCCGTTTTCACCCACCCTGATCCTGGCGGCGACACTGCACGAGTTGTCGTAGTGCTGCATCGCCCACGACGGGTCCTCACGCCTCGTGTCGTAGGGGGATGGGTGGCCGCAGTCGAACGTCACATTCCCGGCGTTGATCCGATAGACGTGCCCATCAGCGCCAGCCACGAGGCAGGGCTTGTTCTGAAACTCGGTGTAATCGATTCCGCGGGGGATGGTGATAGACCGGCCTGAGGCCCGGAACGCGCGGTGCGGCACTTTGGCTGGGCCGAGGTATCCGAAGACTCTGCCTTCGGGTGTGATGTGCAGGGCGCCGAATGGTGGCTGCTCGGCGGGTTCCTGGAACCACCACTCCGGCCACACCTCGGGAATAGTCACCGTGTAGGCGGCCGCGGTGACCGGTTCGTCGAGTTCGATCGTGGCTTCGACGAACGCCGGTTCGGCCAACAGGGTGGAGGAGCGGATGCGGCCGTGATGAACAACCATCTTCGACGGTCCCAACGGCAGCACTTCGACGTCTTCACCTTCGGCGGGTTCCTCGGGTGCTTCTGCCGGCTTCTCGTCGTTGGTGGCGTAGACGAATTCGATGTCTTCGTCTTCCGTGTCGTCGGCCATGATCGACGTTCCGCGGAGCATGCGCTTCCGCATCAACCGGACCGCCTCGGCACCCATCTGCCCGTCGTCGTCCATGATTCCGGTGCCGCGGATCAGTTTCCCGTCCCGGACGATGCTGTCGATCCGGCCGACGATGACAGCGCCGGTGTGTCCTTCCGATTCGGCGGGTTGCCACTTCAACGGCAGCGGCAGATCAGCCCACTCCAGGGAGCCGGGGGCGAACATGCGTCCGTCGCCGGTCCACTCACCCTCAACTGCAAGGACACCGGCCCACGCCGTACCCGACATCTCCTCAGGTACCTCGCCGTCCATTACCTCTTGGGCGTAGAGAGCCTCGACCTGGGCGTCGGCCTCGGCCTCGGTGTCATGGCACCCAGCCACAGACGAATCCTCGTCCTTGACGACAGCGAACCCTGGGCAGTCAGCGTTGTCGTCTTCGACATGCCACGGCACCACATCACCCCCGTGAGTGTTGCCGTGATCGTAACCCTCTCAAGCCGCCATAGCGGTGCACGGACCGTCGTGGACCGGATTCGAACACCGGGGACAGCCGTCCCACTGCACCCGACTGGCGACCACCGGGACGTCTTCGGCGGGCTCGTCTTCGTCGTCGGGTTCGTCCGGTTCCTCGTCGCCCAACGGGATGTCTGTGATTTGGTCGCCGAACGCCACCCGCAGCCTGTCAAACACGACCGGGCCGCAGCGGTCCAACAGATCACCAATCAGCATCGCGTCATCGGTGTATGCGAGCGTGATGTGCGGCACCCAGGGCTGGTGCTGGTCGACGTCGGTTTCGATTTCGGCTTCGATGTCGTCGTGCAGGTCCGCCAACTCGACCCCGGACAGGCCCAACACGATGCACGGTTCGTCGCCGAGCGGGTTGAACATGGCCACAGAGAATGCTTCGGCCTCGAACTCAGACCAGCCGGCCGCGATGATCTCGCAGATCTCCAGGATCTGCGTCCTGCGCTGGTCGTCGATCTTGTCTGCCTCGCCGAGGAACAGCAACGTGCAATGCAACTCTTCCGGTGGTTCCCCGCCGTCCACGGCCAACTGCTCCGGGTCGGCGAGGATCAACGCGATCATCGCGCCGGTATGCAACTCACCAGTAACCGTTGCGAGTAAGGTTCGCTGCTCGCAGCCGACCGTTACCAGCCGGCGGTCCCCGTCTTGTCCACTGCCGTGGTGCGGGGTAGACGCTTCATAGCCACCTGCCGAGCCGGGCTCGGTCTTCTGGTCGGCTCCACGTCCGGTTAGCGTCTCCCGGCCACTCCGGGCGACGTAGGACTCAAAATCCCCTGCCGCCACCATCGTACCTTTCCCCAACGCCTCGGGTGCGAACGCATACGTCGGGAAGTCGTAGCCTTCGTTGGCTTCCCAGCGCAGTCCGTGGTCGCCGTCGATCGGCTCCCGGTGATCCAACTCGTTGTTCCACACCCGGTCCGGGATCCCCTGAGGGAACGCCGCACACGCCTTCACACCGGTCGTGTTGGCCGGGTTGAACGGTGACAGGAACCTCGAGCAGGACGGGGTGCACTGAGACTGAACCCGTGCAGTCATGACTTCACCGTAGCGCCGCTGTCTATCTCGGCCCGTAGCGCCGAAAGTCTGCCTGCTAGATCGGCCGGAGCGTGAGGCGGTACGGCTTCGTCTGAGTCGCGCCACTGGCCGTGCCCGAGCAGAACGGCAACGTCCCGCAACAGCACAGCCCCATCAGGCAGCAGGATCGCGCCCGCCGACTCATCCGTCAGGAGCAGCGAATCACCGTCGCGCGCTACAACTCTCATCGGCTCATCACCCGCCAGGGTATGCCCTGCCGCTCTAGTGCAGCCTGGGTAGCGGCGCTGGGTGTGGACGGGAAGATCACTTCGGCGATGTCGCTTACGGCGACGCCACCATTGATCTGTGCCTCCACGTAGTTGGACCGCCGGAACTCGGTGGTGAAGATCTCGTCAATCTCGCCGATCGACCAGCGGTAGCTTACGGCCGCAGAAACTGCGGACGGGTTGTCGATTGCGGATGGCTGCACCCCGAAGAGCCGATCGAGGCTGTCCCCGATTGTCGCCGTGGTGCGTGCACGAACCTCAGGTCTGAGCACGACCTGGATTCGCCCATACGCACTGAGTAGATCGTTGCCTTGGTCACCCCCGACGCCGGCCGCCCTAATGCCGTCGGGCATGACATAACCGTAGATCGGACGGCTAGCCGGGTCGGTCCCGGCAGGGATGCCGTGAATTTCCTCACCGAGACGCCGCCTGTCCACCGAAGCGTGCAACCCGGGCGCCCGCTTGGCACCTTCGAACTGCGTCTTGAACCGGCCGTCCCGGAGGATCGCCTGTAGCGAATCCTCGGAGCTGACCCGCACGCCGATCGGCTTGCCCGCGAAGGCTGTCTTGAGTTTGGCGCTCACTTCAGCTTTGAACTTGGCTGGCGTTGAACCTGCGGCCTTCGCCGCTCGAGCCAGGTCCCGTTCGATGCTCGCCGTCTGCACCAGCCGCTCAACGAAAGCACGCTCCCGCGTGTAGAGGGTCTGCAACCATGCCGCATCTTCCGCACTCAGGTTGCCGGACGTTGAGATACCGCCGAATCGGTCCTGCACGGTGGCGTAGATTTGCGGGTCGCGTCTGACGAGCCTCGCGGCCCGAGCCTGGTCCGTTGTGCTGATTGATCCCGGTGGTTTGTAGACGGGGGCCGCAGAGGATGCCTTCGTCGCCTTGACCGGCACCGGCTGCACCCGCGCCTTAGTCAACTGCAAAACGGTGCCGTCCGGCAGCGTCAACGACGAGCCGCGCGTCACCACAGTCACCTGCGCCCCGGCCGGAATGTCACCGGCGAACGGCTCCATCAGGTCCGGGTCGTACTTGGCCTTCGCACCGGCGCGGGAGATCGGCTTGATCTTCACCTTCGTCCCGGCACGTGTGACCGCTGCGCGCAGCTTGGCCATGTCACCAGACGCAAGCGCATCCGCCAAGGCTTTGACGATGGCAGGGTCGGCGCCGGCGAAAATCTGCTCCGGCACAGTCAGTTTCACATCCAGGCGTTGCGCGATGGTCGCCTTCGACGCGCCCTTGGAGATCAGCTCATCGACCTCGGCCAGCAGACGCGCCATACCAGTGCGGGCTTCGATCAGCCGATTCCGCTCACGAGCCGCCTGGCGCAACGCCCGGCCTTCGATGTCGCGGATCTCGGCCGGCGTCAACACCTCAACGACGGACTTGGACAACTGCACCCGTTCGCCGTCGACATCGGCGGTGTGGCCGGGTCGCACAACGCGGACCTTCTGCCCCGGCTGGGCTCGTTCCAGCGCCTGCATCGTCTTCGGGTCGTACGCCACGATGTCCGTCGTACGGGCCAGCGGCTGAACCTTGCCGGTGCGGGCAACCCGCGCCGCTGCGGCCTCAACCTTCGCCGGATCCCCGGACCTGGCTGCGGTGACCAGCGAGTCGACGGTGCGTTTCGGAATGCTGTTGCGGGCGGCGGACTGCTGGATCGTGCGCACCAGAACGTCGGTGTCAACCTGCGCGTCCAGCAGTGCTGCGAGTGTGTCGGCGTTGAAGTCGGCTGTTTGGCGGCGCTTGTCGATCAGCGTCTGGCGGGCGGTGGACTGGGCGACAGTGCGGGTCGCGGTAGGCGCTTCTGTGGCGGCCGATCGCAGTGCGTCGCGGCCCTTGTCGGTGAGGAAATACTTCGTCGACGTCAGTTGCGCCCGGCCCCGAATGGCGTCGCCGAACGTACCGGCCTCGCTGCGCACCAGTCCGCGGGAGACGAGCCGGTCCAGCTCATCCGACAAGCCGATGGCGATTCCGGGCTGGTCGTCGATCCGGACGAGGAGATCGACCATCTCCCTCTGCACGGATGCCGATACGCCCGGCAGCGCCCGAGCCGCGGCAATCCTGCGCGGGTCAGTCGCCGGCGCCTCGTCGAGCAGCCGCACAATGTCGGCCTTACGCGCCCCCGCCGGAACAACCACACCCCGCGCAGACGCCTCGGTGCGAAGTTCGGCAACAGTCATCCGCGGCAACGGCTTCGGCGCCGGCACCGCACGAGCGATTCTGGGCACTGGAATGTCGGCAGGCGTACCTTCCACCAACACAGCCCTACGGTTGATCACCACATACTGATCGGGCCAGTCGTCAATGTTCACACCATCAGTGCGGTTCCTGACCCGCACGACGTCATACCCGCGAGCCGCCGCATACTTGCTGACATCCCGATCGGTCAGCAACTTTTCAGCCTCGCCGGTCAGCTTCCCTTCCGCACGCCACTTCTCCAGCAGGGCCTTACGCTCGGCGAGCAGGTCGTCGTAGTCAATGACTCTCGCGCTTGGGTTGATCGCGACCCGCAACAGTCCACCATCAATTCCGCCGCTGAACGAGCTAATCCTGTAATTCAAGTCGAACTTGACGTCCGCGCCGCGGTAAACCTCGGCCACACCACGTTGGGTCGAGAAGTAGTAGCCACGCCCGAACAAGCCCTGACCCAAATCCAACTCGCCGGTGCGGAACGCGTCGTTGGCGTCGACCTTCCGCACCCCACGCCACACCTCAACCCACCCTCGGGCGACGGCGGCATCAACTTCAGCTGCTGTGACGACTTTCGGGCCCGTGTCTAGATGGCGGCTGCGGGCGATTGCCTCCAGGTCCATGCCAGCGAACCGTTCAGCATCCGACTGAGCGAGTGGACGTGGACGCCCAGCCGCACGGGCAGGGATACGCGCCGCGGCTTTGCCCACCGTTTCCGCACCCATGTGCATACCGCCACGCCGGTATTCAACCTCAAGAATCGTAAAGATCTGCCTCGACAAGACGGACGCAGCCTCGCCGTTGATCATTACGTCGACGAACGCCTCAGCCACCAACTCTTCATGATCCGAGGCGGCGTAGGCCGAAATCTCCCGCTGTATCAAGTCGTCGGGACCGGTGATCGGCGTCTCTCCCGCCGGCCGGGGTCGGCGCATCGCCTCAGCCGTACGGGCTTTCAGCAGCTTATCAAGATCGCCACGGATCGCTTTCTGAACGGTAGCAATGTCGAGAACATGGCCGAACTCGTGCAGAGCCACACCGATGGGGTTGCCTGTACCGCGCGGGTGGAAGGCGGATCTCTTGAACAGGCCCAGGCCGAACTCGACAACACCCCTATCCCAGCCCGCGACGTCACCCTGAAGGGACTCCAGATAAGCCTTACGCCGGGCCGGCCTTGTCCAGTCGTCGTAGTTGAACCGGATCGTCCCGCCGCTGGCGTGGGCGTACTCACTTCTGACCGGCCGTAGAAGGGGGCCGACTGAGTCGAGTTTGGCGTCAGGGAACCGTTCCAGGCCACGCAACAGACCCTCGGCGTGTTCCCGGGCGGTTGCAGCAGAACCCGGGAAGTCGACGTATCGCGGTTTGCGGCCGGTGATGCGTTCAAACTCTTCGCGAAAAACCCGTTCGACTGCACCTTGTGTGCGGGCTGATGCCAGGACTGGGCGGACACCAGCCTCAACCACCGCACCGCCGGGGATCACATCACCTGGTGTCCTCAGGCTGGGCAGATTGGGGATACCTCTAGGTAACCCGCCTCCTGGTGGCAGCGGCCGCGGCGAAGCATCCGCAAACCTGATCGCATGCTTGTACTGGCCACCGACAAACACCGCCGCGTCACGGTCGGCCTGCGTCAAAGCCTTCTGGTTGGACTGCGGCACCACCACGACATCATCCGGATAGTCGCCACGATTCATCCGAGCCAGCGTCAGGTCAACATCCCGGCGGGGCAGATCATCCAGGTGGCGACGCAGATCCGACAGCAGGACGTATTCGCCATCGGCGGAGGCAACTTGCCGGTACGCGGCCCGAATCCGGTTGTCGATCTCAATCTCACGGATGGCTGTCGCCGTTGCTGGCACCGGCGGCAAACCCAACGCGTCGAATGCCTCGTCTACTTCGGCGAAGACACGCCCCACCTCGGCGGACTGTTGCGCGGCTATGTCGTCCACACCGGATGTCCCAGGCAGGGGTGGTTCGGGTTCGGCGTCACGTTGCCCTTGGCGGACCTGCGCTTCGGCCATCAGGTATCCCGTAGTGCACCTGCAGCTATATCTGAGTTCGGGCGGCAGGATCGGGTCGTGGGGCCGGTCGCATTCGAACCCGCCGACGTTGAACTTCGCGGCCAGGTCAACCTTCTGCCCGTTGGCGGCCGCATGCGCGGGTCGGACGCGGAGGTCTTCGGCGGACATCCACTCTTTCTGCATCTCCAGGCCGGAGGCCCGCGCGGTAGCCATGCTGCCGGCGTTTGAAGCGTCAAGTACTTGCGTTCTGGCCACGAGCGTCGCCGTCTTCGCCGTCAACCCAGCCGACCCGCGAACCCGTGCGGCCAACTGTGGGATGGATTCGCCCTGCTCAAACCCCTCCAACAGCTGCGTCCGCGCGGTGGCCCACAGGTCGTCCCCGACCTCAGCAAAGGTGTTGGCCGCTTGGGCTAGGTACTGCTCCGCAGCTAGTGAGCCGACGGACGGCAGAGCCGTGATGTTTGTTGCGTCAACCATTTGCGCGTAGACGGATCCTGACGAGGCCTGCCACACCTCCGCGACAACGGGGAGGATGGTTTGCGCGGCAGCCTCCGCCCACAGAGGCGGAATGCTGGCTAGGTCGTCGGGTGACACGTACGGCTGCCCAGGCGGCAACCCGTCGTCTGGCACGTCGTCGGCTGCGATCAGCGTGCAGGGGCCGGCGTGCGCCGGGTGCAACCCGTACGGACAGCCGTCCCACCGAACCCGACCGGAAGCAACCTGAATCTGGCCAATCCGGTCGGCGATGATGTCGGCGACCTTTTGGAGTGCTTCGACGGTGGCGAGTTCGGCGTGCAGCTCGTAGTCGGTGAGCTGGGCGTCAGTGAGGCCGGTGACGAGTCGCATGACCGTTACCGTTCGCACCGTTCAACGCCAACACTTTCGCTGCGGCCGCAACCCGGGCCGGCACCACGCCCGGATCGGGTTCGACCGCCCTCGGTGGTTGGTTGTTTGGGCCGGGGGCAGGTGTATCGAGCGGCGGGGCCGCACCGCCACCGGGGCCATCGGCTGGGGGAGCCGACACACCCACCCCCGGAGTCTCAACGCCGATCAAATTACTGATCGCAGTCGGAGCCAACGATTCAGTCGCCGCGAGTTTCTTCCACAGCATCTCCGCGAGCTCAGCCCCGACCGGAGCGTCCGACTCATCCAAACCAAGCTCCCGCCGCAACGCGGCCCCGTTGGCCTCCAGGCGGTCATACGCCTTCACGACCGCATCCGACTTGTCCACCTTCGCGGTCAACTCGGACGTGTCGTACCAGACAATCAACCGGCCACCGTTCGGCCCAACCAAGCTGAGTCCGGCGTTGCGGAGCATGGGGTGGAGATACGCCTTAGTAACACCCCCGCAAATCGTCTCCGCCAACGACGCGAACGTGATCCGGACTTCCTCCTCCGACGCGATCGCAGCACCCCAATGGTTCTGCTCACCCATCCCACCCGAAACCCGCTCCCGCGCGATCCCGAGCGTGTCACCCAGGCGGCCGAGCTCGTCCTCCCGCTCCTTCAACAGCCATTCGTCAAGCGGGTCGTCCTGCTTCAGCAACTTCCACTTGTCGATCAGGTCGGCGGTGAACCTGATCGGGATCGGTATCGCAGCACTGGCGTTGCCCGGGTTGGCGACGTTCTTCGCCGCGATGTCGATGAACATGGCCACCAACGGATCCGGCGCCTCCATGTACTGCGCCGGCACCGTGAACATGCCCTCCTGCGGAATCAGCAGCAGCCCATTCATCGCCAGGCGGGACACCATCATGGCGATGATCCGCGAATCGATCAAAAAGATGCGCCGCAAAATAGGTACCGCGGCCTCGGCATTGGAGGTGGCCAGCCACGGGTACTGCGGGTCCGGCTCGTAAATCCGCATCGGCAACGCATCCGGTAGCAGCGGCCGCCACAACGATTCACCCACGCGGACCCAGAACACGCCGCCGCGGACCTGGACGCATTCGGTGGAGAAGATGCCCCACTCTGCGGCGGCCAGCGGCATGCGTGGGTCGTCCCGTTCCGCGATCAGCCAACCCTCACCCGGGATCAGCAGATGCGGGGTGATCGCCTTCAGGAATGCGGAGTGGCCGGGTCCGCCGCCGCAAAAGTCTTCCACCAGCTGCGAGGCCGGTCCCTCATCGAGCGGTTCGGGTTCGTCCCCGCCGGGAACAACCTCAGCGGCTAGGAGGCGGATGCGGGACATGGCGCGGGCCTGCCAGTCGATGGCCTGCCCGAATTCGCCCATCGTCCGGCGGAACGCCCAGGCCTCCAACTGCCACGGACGCGAACCAAACAGCGAACTCGACTGGAACAAGTCGGGTGTGTAGGGCTGGCTAGCTGCGGTGATGGCTCGAGGTCGGAGACGTGCAGGGAGACGCAGCGAGTCCGGCACTGCTCACCCCCGTGATCAGCCGAGACGGTGGACTCATCGTAGACCGCGATCACGGATCTACCTATGCAGCAGACCCCCGGAACGGAGGATCCCGGGGGTCTGCGCGACACGTGACCGCGGCGGTCGGGCGGCCACACATCAGGCGTGCCCGACACCGGGCGGATGCCGCCGCACGCCTCGCATCTGAAGCCTACGCTGACAGCAGCCCCGTGACGGGGTACCGCGAAGGAGAACAGAGATGCCCAAAGAAGTCATCCGCGACAACGCCAGCATGTTCGACGTCGCCGTTGCGTGGTCCGGCGAAAAAACGTACGTCCAAGTCGGAGTCACCACCCACGAAGGCCACCCGATCGCCCGCATGCTCGGACTCGGACCGTCGAAGAAGCCAGCCGCCGAATGGCCCGACGCCGAGCTCGGCAGGTTCGTTCCCGAGGTGAAGCAACTCAGCCCCACCGAGAGCGCCAACGGCGAACCCGAAGACGAACCAGCCCAGTTCACCGGCCTGTGGGGAACGTTCGACCGGCACCAAGTCAACCAGTTGATTCGGGTCCTGCGCCGAGCCCGGAACTCCGCGTACGGGGCCGACGAATAGCGTCGCGACGGCGTCAACGGAGTCACCAGGGGCAACCGGTAACACCTCCGCTCCAAAGGCTGGGACCCTACAGAACCGATACCCCTGGGCCCCTGGAGTTTCAACGGGACAGTGCCAGCCTGCGCCGCGACAACCGGACCCTCAGCCTTCGGGCTGGGGGTCTGGCATGTCAGCCCCCAGGACGGCGTCGATCCCGCGCCCTACCGCCTCGCCGAACTCGCGGGCAAACTGCGGTGTCACCGCGTCGACGCCTTGGATGATGCCAGCCGGAATCGCACCGCCTCGATCCTCGCTGGCCAACAGTTCGGCGAGTGTCACGAACGCGGCGGCGAACTCAGCCCGGCCCCCCGGCACAGCCACGCCGAGCAAGACATCCGGTGTCTTGTGGTGGCATTCGCAGCCCTCATCACCACAACCAGGAATGAATGCCGTCATGGTGTGCTACCACCAAGTAACCCACCCTCACCGACACGGGACTGTCTCCACCGCGGCTCGATCCGCGGATCGCCCTCATGCTGATCCAACTCATGACCCCGCCGAGCATTTCCAGCTGACCCCGCTGGCCACCCATCCTTCCCGCACACAGGACACGGGTCGCCAAACACCAGACCCGCTGCGGTCAGCTCTCTCGTCAAACCAACCGCCTGCCACATGTCGACCTCGACAACCGACAGCCGGCCGTCCTCAAAAGCCCTAGCCGCCGACGCCTCGCACCCGTTGGCGAAAGCCAACTCCGCCCGGCGAGTTTCAACCTTGGCCCGGACAAGCGCCTCCACCAGACGCAGCGTGTCCCGACGGATGTGATCCACGTCAGCCATCAGCGTCCCCTCTCCACTTCCCGCTGCCGCAACTCCCAACGCTGATCATGCTCAGACTCAACCCACGACATAGCCCCCGACAACGCCGACCCAGCCGCCACAATCAGCCACGGGTAAGGCACCGACAACCGCCAATCCGCAGCAGCAACCAACACGGCACCAGCCCACACCGACATACACCACGGACACGTCCACACATACGCGATTGCATGGCTAAAGCCGCGCAGTGCCCCCGCAGCTGCCCGACCCACATGCCGACCCGTCGACACCTCACCATCAGCGTTGGGTTTGTCCAACCGCACCATCCAACCCCAGCGACGGCCACCCACCAACCCGCCCTCCGCGTCCACGTCGCCGAACGTGCGGACCGTCCACTCCCGCACAGCCTTCACCGGCGGGAACGCATCCGACACCAACAGGCGACTCACCCGCCACACAGCCACGATGAGGCCCAGCACCAGCAGGACGGTCACAATGTCATCTCCCGACGTGCCCGCATCCGCTCCTGCTTCACCCGAATCGATGCCTGCGCAATCTCCATCATGCGCATCCCGAACCGTTGCGCACTAGCCATGGCCGACTCATACTCGTCGACCTCCGCATCAGACGGCTCCTCATCAGAGTCGCTGTCGTCGTACATCCACGCGGGGGCCTCAATGTCAGGTAGGACGAACACGTTCGGATTAACCTCAGCCAGGTCGGCAGCCCACTCCGGCCGCGGGCAGGTGACCGCATCCGCCAACGCCAGATTCGCGAGGAGGGTGTCCTTCCGGTCGATGATGTCAACCAACGTCTGATCCGACCCGACAGCCGTCTCCATGTTCATGATCGGAAAATGGCAGTCCATGATCAGCGAAGCGTTGCGCGTAGCAAACCACTCCGCATGATCGGCGAAGTCATCCCAGGGCAGCATCATGAACATGAACGTCCACGGCTGATACACCGCCGCGTTGTACGCAGTACCGGCCTTGACCCGCTGCACCCGGATACCTGTCTCCTCGAGCCCGGCAAAGTACAACTCACCGCGGAGACGGATCGCGTCGAAGTCGGCAGGCGGCTCACACCACACCCACGCCGGCATCAACTCCGGACGCTCAAACTTGACCGGGCCGCTCATCCTTTGATTCCCCACGCGCAAGCGAACGCAACCGCCACCAGGGCGAGTGCGATGACAGCAACCAACCCGACATGCGGCCACGTGAGTGGCGGCGACTGCCGACCCTTCCGGTCATGAATGAACGCCGGACGCCCCGGATAGTCCTCCATCGGCAGCGACGCCCTACCCGGGTGATACCTGGCCGTATCACCCTCCGGATCCCACTTATCGCGCTCACTCACGACCCATCACCAACCTTCAACCCGGCCCGCTCAAGAGCCTCAACCAACCCCGGCACCTTCCGCCGGAACGACCCCTGCACACCGGCCCGCTGCGCCGCCCGCAGCAACCCGACTGTCGGCGCGAACATCAACATCGCCTGATGCTGCGGGTAGTCCATCACCCGGGAACCCACAGTCCACTGCGACGGATAGTGATCAAGGCTGACCCGGCCTGACGGCAGGTTCACCACACACCGATAGCCCGCGGTCGGGCACATCAGGATGGTGGGGGGTTCGCCACCAGGCACACCAACCGGAGGCCACGCAGCAATCACAGCTTTGCCTCCGCTGCGGTCCGTGCCTGCCAACCCTCAACAAAGCCGCGGCGGTTCCACGCCATTCCAATGCAGAACCAAGCACCACCGACCAGCAGGGTGTGGAACGCTTCCCAACCATCCCGCCACCAGAAGTACAAACCCGGATAGGCGGCGAACACCAGGGACGCCGAGACGAACCACCACAGGGCCGACCGTCGCGCCTCGTCGACCTGGCTCACAGCGGCCGCCACCCGACAGGCATATGCGCCGACGCGAACGCCAACATCCGCCTGACAAGCTCAGACCGCTTGACACCCTCCACCCGGGCGCGTTCGTTCAGCACGTCAATGCCGGTCCGTTTCACCCGGACGGCGATCGCCGGGGTGTGCCGTGTCTTGTCCACCACCGCGCTGTCTGACATGTGTGTCACACTACCTTTCGCCGGCAGAGGAGACGCCGACAATGCGGCGTGTCCCGAACGGTGTCAGACACCAGGCGTGGTTTCGGGTCTCAACCCCGCGTTCCCGGGTAAGAACGATCTTCAAAGCTAGGACAAACCACCCTCACCGGGTCCGCCAACCCAACAGATCCGTGTCCGACAGAATCTGCGCCCCCACCATCGACGCCACCCCCGACGAAGGAATCGGCAGCAGCTCGTAGGCCAAATGCACCGACGCGTCCAACCGCCCAGGGCTATCCGTCGAGCCCGGCTGAAAAGTGGCCCACTCGCTTTCGAGATCGGGGAGATACGTGGCAGTAACACACCTGCCCTCCTGCCACTGCTGCCCAATCGGCTCAGCCCGCAACATCTTCCCCCTGCGTGCGGTCACCTCCACGATCCTTGGCACCAGCGCACCGAACCGGTCCGGCTGCTCCCGCCTGAGCGCATCCCACGCCGTCCTGATCACCAGCTTGGCCATGTCGCCGCCGTAGTTTTTCTCCACCACGAAACAGTCCGCATCCGTCTCGGCGGCCATCTCACTCGCAGCCCGAGCCCACTGATCCGACGGCATCACACCACTGCGGTCATGGGTGAAATGCAACCTGCCGTCCACGCCGAGGAACCCGCCGATCACACCCGCCGTATCCCGACCACCACCGGACGGGTCCACCGCGACCGCGGTCCGCTGAGCGGTCGAGCACCCACCCCGGCCGGGTTCGTAGCAGCGCCGTTCCCTGAGCAGCTGCCAGGAGACGAGTGCACCTTCCGGGGCCTTCGGGTCGCACTGCCACAGGGCACGCCAATCCCTGACCGACACGCTCGAGCGGAACCCCTCCCAGTACGCCATCAGCGCCGCTGTGTCACCGACGTCAATCTTGGGATGCGGCAACGGTTCACCAGGAGACCGGTCCAACGGATCGTCAGGCGACTCCGCCAGGGCAGCCATGATGGCGACCCGCCACCGCCCACCCTTAGCGCGGTCGCCTTCCTCCTGAATCACCCGCGCGCGCAGGTCGTCGGGATGCCACGGGGTTTGGATCAACACGACTTTGGTACCGGGCTGCTGGCGGGAAAGCAGGTCAGCGGAGTACCAGTCGTGCACCGTGTCGCGTTTGATCTGACTGTCGGCGTCCTGCCGGGAGCGGGTCGGGTCGTCAATCAGGATCAGATCCGCCGGATGCCCGGTGATACCCGAGCCAACACCAACCGACCGGACCCCGCCACCAGAGGTGAGGGACCAATCCTTCATCGCCGCCGAACCGCGCTCAATGGTCAGCGCATACTTTCCGCCATGCAACTCAACCAGACGGCGGATCGCCTTACCACGCTTGATGGCCAGATCGTCGCCGTAGCAGCCGACCACAATGCTCGCCGTGGGGTGTTTGCAGAGCCACCAGAATGCGCCCCACTCCACCGCTGACCTGGACTTACCGACCTGCGGCGGACAGTTGACCATGAGCCTGTCAAACACGCCAGCCTCGAGCGCAGCCATCTCGGCCCCGATCACATCCAGGTGCGCTCGCACGTTGTAGCCCGTGTCCAAGTGATGCGCGAGGCTGACAGGCGAGGCGAGCTCTGGTCCGTGTTCTGGCGGGTCACCCCACGTCACATAACCATCTTCGACCTGCTCAGTGAGTGTTGGCACGGTCCGCCACCACCTCCGCCGCGATCGCCTTCCGTAACCGCCCCTGCACCGCCGACGGCAGACCAACCGACGCCATAGCTCTGTCCACAAAACCCGTCAGACGCGCCGTGAGCGCCTCAGCGACCCTGGTCTGCCTCTCATCCACACCCGCGTCCAGAACCGTCTTAGCGAACCGCTGAGCCCGTTCTAACGCGGCGGTGAAGGCTTCCATATCAGCGACGGTTAGCGTCTCGCCGAGCGCAACCTTCTCGCGGGCCACCTTCATCAGCACGTCCGCGGCGTGCATCACGTCCAGCAGAATCTCCCACGCAGGCCGGCGTGGGCCGCCATCAACGAGCATCTCGGCCATGACCACCCGGCGATCCGCGGCCGCCTTCACCTGCGGCGCACCCGCGCCGTGCTTGCGGCAGACAACCGCACCCACGTAGGCGGAGTTCTTGCAGGGCAGCCCTTTGGTCGTCCGACCAGAGCACTTCCGCGGCGGGATCAGATCGGCGACGCGTTCCCGACGGCCGTCCACAAGATCTGCCCTGTAGGCCACTGGCCTGCCCCTTCATGAGAGATACGACCTGGTAACACGCAAGATCTTGCATCGGTCCGCCACCACCATCGGTGACCTGAAGACTATTTTCCGGGGTGGCGGCGGTTATCTGGTCGTGTGGTACTTGGCGTCGAGTACGTGCGCGATCATTGCGGCACCTCTGGCGCAGCCGCCCCAGCGTCGAGGGCGTCGAGGGCGACGATGAGCGCGATGACCGACGGATCAGAACCGTCGACGCGCCAGACTTCCGCCGCCTCTACCACCGCCCACGTCAGCACTGTCCGCTCCCGCCCCTTGGCGAGCCCGGCGCGGTAGCCGATCGCCAACAGATGCCTCACCTGGATGTCGTCGATCGGGTTGCGCCCTAGCCGGGCTTGGCTCAGGATGGCGACCGCTACGTTTCGGTCATGCCCGGGCGGCAACATCACCTCGTAGACCTCATCATCCATCGGTCCCACCCTCCCCACCCGCAGCCCGCGCAGCGACGGTCAGCCCGACGCGGACGGTGTCGCCCTCTAATCTGGCGACGCGCTGAACGTCAACGGCCCGGATGTCGGCTGCCGCTTGCTGTCTACCTTCAGCG